AAGAATACCAGAGTTGCAAAAAATCTACACAACAATAAAAAAATATTTACATGCGTTAAAAATTTGATACAGTGTGTGTTCCTTAACTTTTGGAGATTGTCCTTATGCACACACAAGAACTTAGACGCAAAGCTAGACAGCTTTACAACAACGCGCTAGTTCCACAAAGCCTCAACCAACACAACCAACGGAAATGGGTACGCTCTGTACTTCAGCTTGGTGACAAATGGTTGCTTGCAAAACAAGTTGAACGGATTGCTTGATGCCACAACTCATCGGACTAATCTGTTTCTTTGCTTGGCTTACACACATCTTTACATGCTTCGCAGAAGGTCTTTGGGGCTTTCTAATTGCCGGGGCAATACTGTTCCCTATCGGGATACTTCACGGTTTTTACATTTGGTTTAGATAAGGCATTCAGCAAGCCTTTTGATTGCTGTTTTTTAATTGGAGAATAGAAATGGGATTCATTGCAAAAGATAGCGGTGGCGAAGGTAACTTCAAAAAAGTTCCACCGGGCGTTTATGTGGCACGATGCTACTCACTGATTGACATGGGTACGCAAGTATCAGACGGTCAGTATGGCGCTAAAGAACAACAAAAGATTCGTATTGGATTTGAAATCTTTGGTGATGACGATGAAGGCAACGCATTGACCATCGATGTTGATGGCAAGCAAATGCCTTTGACTATCAGCAAAACATACACGCTGTCATTGCATGAAAAAGCAGGACTGCGTAAAGACTTGGCTGCATGGCGAGGTCGTGACTTCACGGATGAAGAGGCTAAAGCATTTGATGTGTCTAAGCTTGTCAACGCATACTGCATGGTCAATGTCACCACCAGTGAAAACAACGGCAAGACATACACCAACATTGCCGGTCTAACACCACTGCCACAAGCACTAAAGAATGCCAAGCCAGCGCCTGTGCATGAGCCTGTTATGTTTGACTTGGACCAGCCTGATTGGGAAGTCTTCCAACAGTTCCATGAGAAGCTTCAAGAGACAATTAAGAAGTCGCCAGAGTTTGCTATGGCTGCCGGTAATGCTCCATTGACAGAAGACGCACCATTCTGATGACAAGCCTCTACCAACTCTCACACGATTTTCGCAACCAGCTTGACGAACTCTTTGACGAGAACGGGGAGGCAACTCCCGCCTTTGAAGAGTTTCGTGTACAGCTTGGCAACAAGATTAATCAAGTTGCAGCTTATGTGCTTAACTGCGAATCTGATGCTGACCAATGCAAAGAGGTTATTGACCGCATACAAGCCCGTAGAAAGGCTTATGAGCGCAAAGCAGAACGATTGAAGCTCTACCTAGCTGAAAACATGAAAGTGGCTGGAATCACCGAAATTAAGGCTGATGACAGGTCCTTTGTTGTCAAGCTTTATCCAGAGCGTGATGAGTCTGTGCAGATTGATGACGGCATTGTTTTCCCTATAGAGTTGTGCAACATAAAACAACCAGAGCCAAGCAAGCTCAAAATCAAAGCTGCCATCCTTGCCGGAGAACCAATCATCGGTGCAAGGATAATCACAAAAGACAGGTTAGTTATAAAATAATACCCGGGGGAAAGCGGATGCTGTGGCAAAGAGAAATCTTAGCTTGCGGACGAACACAGTGCAGCGAGTACCCCTTCTTTATATGCAAAACACAATGCGTAATCCATATGCAGCGCATGTGGACTTTAGGGATTTTGTAGGACTAATCCCAGACAACCCATTATTTCTGCCTAGCAATGTAGACATGATGGCTGAACGACACGGCTACTTCTTTATTGGAGAATGGAAAAAGCCTAATGAAGGTGTTAGCAAAGGTCAGCAATTGCTTTTACAGGCGCTGGCAAGAACACCTAAATTCACCGTCTTACTGATTAACGGCACAACCGATGGACCACAAACATGGGTTGGAGATTCGTTTAGGTTAGACGAGAATCTTGAAGGAACAAAGGTTGCCAGTAACTTAAAAGAACTGCAAGCCTATTATCAAAACTGGTATAAAAACATACGATAGGAAACACATGTCTTACGCTGATGTAGAAATGAAAATTATCCAATGGAGTGAAGCCAGACGCATCATTCCTAACAGCAACCCAGAGACTCAATTGCTTAAAGCAATGTCTGAGCTTGGCGAACTGGCTGATGCAACCATCAAGAAAGACCGTGAAGGCGTTGTAGATGGTGTGGGTGATGTAATGGTCTGCCTAATTAACTATTGCGCTTTACAGGACATCAACCTAGTGACCTGTATGGAAGCAGCCTACAGCACCATCAAGGACCGCAAAGGCACACTGCTTCCTAATGGTGTGTTTGTCAAGGAGTGAGGAACAAAGCCTTCTCAGCTTTTCTGCGTTTAACGAGTCCCGGCAATTCTTTGCCGCCTCCTTTTGTCCACTGCATAAAAGCTTCGGCAGCAGCTTCCCATTCGCCTCGGTTTGTTTTCATCCGAATAGTAGACCGCTGAAAATTGCCCAATCCGGCATTGAAGGCAAATGAGACACACGCATCGAAAGCCCCTTGACGATTAAGTACAGCGGGAGCAAGTCTAAGAACACCCCGTTCAAAACTAGCGACATCATCTGCGAATAGTTTCTCGATTTCTTCTTTTGTCCAAACACGGTTGTCCTCTTGTCTTAGTGGGTATTCTTTACGAATCATAGGCGTTTGTTTGCCTTCAACTCTAATGACCGGCAGTCTAATCTGGTCTTGATAGAGTACATGTCCATAACCAATGGTCCAGATGTGAGCAGGACACAGGTAAGGCTTATTCCTGTATCCCTCATACTGGTGCATCAAGTCAGCGCCAGCCTTGCTCAATTTCATTTCTTAGCCCATCCGCGAGAGCCGAACCAGTAGCCAACAATAGCGCCCAGCATAGCCATTTCATCGCTAGAGAAAATGATGTCAGCAACACGAACCAAATCTTCGACAGTGTTAATTAAGCCGGGTTGTGTGAAGGCAAAGTAAGCAAGCGAAGCATTGATGGCGCACAACTCAATGATAAAGATGTATGTGACTGTAGGTCTGACAGTGCCAACATAACTTGATACCCAGCCAGCAGCTTTAGCCAACACAGCTTTGTCATGGTCATAGGCTGCCACAGTCATTTCGGCATCTGTCTGCATCGAAATCTGGTCTGTACGAAGCTCTTCAATCTTCTGCTGGGCAGCAAAGCCCTGCGCCATCATCTGAAGTTCTTTTTCAGTCTGTACACGGGCAAGAGCTAACTCATGTGCTTGGTCAGATTTGTTCTGAAAGTATTCGAGAAGCTTTGGCAAGCCAGATAAAAGCAAGCCGCCTAGTGTTGAGAATAGTGAAAGCATTACAGTCCAATCATTCCTAGTAATTTATTGACAATCTTGTCTGACAAGTCATCAGGCAAGAACTTCAGTAGCCCCAAGACATACCACGCAATGCACATGCGGATAAATATCTTGAGGAATAAATCAAATTGCTTTTGGTACTCATTCACCGACCGCACCTAGACTTAGCGCATAGCTCAGAGATTTCAGCAAGTCCCCAGCCTACTGCGCCTAAGAACATTACGATGACCACAATGCCAATAGCCCAAGCCATTTGCTCTTGTTCTTGTTCTTTGCGTTTCTTTTCTTCTAGCTGTAACGCTTTCATTTCTCTAGCGTCTTCTAGGTCCATTTCAGCTTGACGAGCCTTGGTTGCATTCCAGACATCAATGCGTCCAGATTGCATGAAGAGCATCTTTAACTCCTCTTCAAACCGCTTGGCTTCATCTAGAGCCATTTCAATCTGAAGTGCTGCACCTAGGTTTGATTTGCCACCAGACCGCTTGGCTTGCAGCATAGCCTTGGTAGCATTGCTCTTAGCGTCAAATAGTTTTCCAATAGATGGCGCTAAACCAGCTAAGTCTTTAGCAACCTTACTTGCTTTTTTGACTAAACTGATTGCGCTTTGCAATCCTTCTAGCGCTGTGATTGGGTCTATTGGAATCATTTCCGCTCTACTTTTTTCCACTGAAGACATACAACCTTACGGTTATAAACATCACCCGTCCACTTCCAGCGGGTACAACGATATTCTGTCTTGTCAGATGCCGTTTGTGTAACGGAAAATAGAACAACAAAAAGCCACCACATGATGGCTCATTTGTTATTTGAAATGAATCATTGAAGAGTAAATAACTCCACTCATGGCTACCAACATAACTCCACAAGCTTTAATCAAAATACCTTCTAGGCGTTTCAATCTTGCATTGATTTGCTCATAGCGGAAGGCACAAATTTCTTCGTGTGAATTTAGCCTTGCTTCTGTTTCGTTGATAGTAGCCATGCTTTTTATTTAAATCGTGGCCCGTAGAACCACATGGTTGCAGAATATCGCTTTCCAGATGTCACCGGTTTTACTCGATGTTCTAAGATTGACGGGAAAGCAATCATTGTTCCTTTTTCAAGTGGCACAGGATAGTCGTTATACAAACGAACCTCAAACTCGCCACCTTCAAATTCATCATTCAAAAGACAAACCACAGAGACTTTTCGGTCAGTTGGAGCGCCAGATAACGGGAAGGTATCAGTATGCCATGCGTAATGTTGGTCAACACCATACTCAGCAAACTGTACATTTTCCTTACCAGTGACCAAATAGTCCCATCCACAAGTTTGATTTGCTTCTGCTGCAAATGTTGCAAATTTCTCTGACAACCAATAATTTTCTTCGGCAAATGTTACCGATGTATTTCTTGTTAATTTATTGATGTCAACACCTGAAATTCCCATTGCAGCATCCCGCAAATCAGGCCCAGAAAGCTCTTCAATGACTTTATCGCAAATATCGCTTTCAAGCTTTCCGAGATACCAAATTGGCAAATGACTCATATCTTATCCTTTGATGTAGTTTAGGGTTTTGGGTATTTTGCTTTTACTGCAAGACACTCATTAATATACTGCTGAATTTGCGTTTCGTCACCTTTTACTACGCCATCAATGTAATTTTCTATTGGTGGGTATGCTTTCCGTCTAAGGTCAGCATAGGTTTGGTTCATTGGTGTTGGCGTTCCCAAAATAGGATTGCCATCTTCATCAGAGATAACTGGGTTTCCTTGGGATTGCCCAGCCATCAATTCATTGTATTTTTCTTGGGTAATTCCAACTGCATCATCCGGCATGACCGTATGAATTTCAGAATCGTAAAACCCATTTGTAGAAGCCGCAAAGTAAAGCATTTTTATTCCTTAAATTACGCCAGTTGCAATGTAATAAACATTATTGGCGGCATCACCAGCATTCCAACCAATAAATGTAGTTGTTCCATTCAATGTACATCCGGCAACAGCCCAACCTCCTGAGCCAGTTGGACCCCAATCACTCCCTGAAGCAATTGAATATGCTGTAGTAAATGCAATTGGGTATGAATAAGTTGTTCGTGTGTTTGCAGAAATAGTATTTCCACCCCACTGAATAGTAAATCCGTTAGCAAATCTTTGATAACCACCACCCGCTAATGAAGCAGCAGTTAACCAACTTGCCGCAGGGCCAGTGGGACCAGTTGGACCGGTGGGGCCGGGAACAGTTGACGCAGGACCTGTTGGGCCAGTAGGTCCTGTAAGGCCAGTTGGTCCAGTAGGGCCAGTAGGTCCGGGTGCGCCAGTAGGACCTGTTGGACCAGTAGCCCCAGTATTACCACGAGGAACGGTAAAGTTAAAAACAGCAGCCGATGAAGTTCCGCTATTTGTAACTGATGCGTTTGTTCCTGCCGCTCCAGTTGTTGTTGGACCAACAGCAATAGTTGCAGCCGAACCAGTTGGGCCAGTAGAACCAGTAGGACCAGTAGGTCCAAGCGGTCCTGTTGGGCCAGTAGGTCCGGGAGAGCCAGTAGGTCCGGTAGCGCCAGTATTACCCTGAATACCTTGAGGACCTTGTGGTCCTGTGGGGCCAGTAGGACCGGTAGGACCTGTTGGACCAACAGCACCTAAAACTGGATACCAAGGCGTAAATGTTCCAGCTTCATTCCATCTAACACTTAGTTTTGGAGTGGTTGAATTCCTGTCGATAGCAAACATTGCACCATAAGAACCTCCACCAGTCGCAGGATATTCTGAACCTAATCCGATATACCAAGAATAAAATTGACTACCACCAGTGCCGGGTCCATTTGTGTTGCCTTGAACAAATCGATAGCCAAAACCATAAGATGGGTTTGAAGCATCAAATGAAGTACGAGCACTATGGGCTTGACCCATATTGTTGTACAAATTAACAGCACTAATGCCATTTAATGTACTAGCGTCATAACTTGCAGGACCCGGAGGTCCAACAGGACCGGTTGGGCCTGTAGCCCCTGTGGGTCCTGTTAAACCTGTTGGACCTGTTGGACCCAATGGTCCGGTTGGACCAGTATTACCTTGAATGCCTTGAGGACCTTGAGGTCCAGTAGGTCCGGGTGCGCCAGTAGGACCTGTTGGACCAGTCGGTCCTGTAGCTCCCATCACACCAGCGTCTGTAACAGTCCATGCTGCAAATGTTCCAGAACCACCGGTGTTGGTCACATTCACCGTCAAAGATGTTCCGGTAAATGCCGTGATAGTTCCTTCCATGTAATTGGCTGGCGTTGCGGTATTAAACACTCGAATTCGTTGACCAACAACAAATGCAGTTGCAGTTGATGCTAAGTTAGTTGTGAATGCTTTTGAACCTGTGCCAACTGCTACAGAAGATGTAGAAGTTAAACCCGCAAAACCTAAACCAGTCGGTCCTGTTGCTCCTGTAGGACCTGTTGGTCCTGTAGGTCCTAATGGGCCTGTAGGACCGGTTGGACCAGTGTTTCCTTGAATGCCTTGTGGTCCTGTAGGTCCCGGTGAGCCAGTAGGTCCAGTTGGACCTGTGGGTCCTGTAGGACCTGTAACGCCTTGAATACCCGCATCAGTGAAAGTCCAAGCCGCAAATGTTCCAGAGCCACCAGTTAGCACGACATTCATTGTCAAAGTCGTACTAGAGAAAGCAGTGATTGTGCCTTCCATGTAGTTAGCCGGTGTAGCTGTGTTAAATACACGAATGTATTGACCGATAACAAAAGCAGTCGCAGTCGATGCCAAGTTTGTCGTAAATACTTTTGAACCTGTACCAACGGCAATAGAAGTTGTTGATGTCAACCCAGCAAAACCTAAGCCAGTTGCGCCTGTAGGACCGGTTGGCCCCGTAGGTCCTGTAGGTCCAACAGGTCCGGTTGGACCAGTGTTGCCTTGGATGCCCTGAATACCTTGCGGACCTGTAGGACCAGTTGGCCCGGGCGAGCCAGTTGGTCCTGTGGGTCCAGTAGCGCCTTGAACACCAGCATCAGTGACAGTCCATGCGGCAAATGTTCCTGACCCGCCAATGTTTGTTACATTGACTGTTAATGATGTTCCTGTAAACGCAGTTATTGTCCCGTCCATGTAGTTGGCGGGAGTAGCAGTATTAAAAACACGAACAAATTGTCCAACCACAAACGCTGTTGCAGTTGATGCTAAGTTCGTTGTAAAAACTTTTGAGCCAGTTCCGACAGCAATAGAAGTTGTCGATGTCAAACCAGCGAAACCCAAACCAGTTGCACCAGTGGGACCGGTTGGTCCAGTAGGTCCAACAGGACCTGTTGGTCCTGCTATACCTTGAGGTCCAGTAGGACCAGTAGGACCAGTAGGTCCGGTCACACCTTGAATGCCAGCATCAGTAAAAGTCCAAGCTGCAAAGGTCCCTGAACCGCCTGTAAGCACCACATTAATTGTAAGTGTTGTAGAAGTAAAGGCAGTAATAGTGCCTTCCATGTAATTGGCTGGTGTCGCAGTGTTAAAAACGCGAATGTATTGACCAACAACAAAAGCAGTAGCAGTTGAAGCTAAGTTTGTCGTGAATACTTTTGAGCCAGTACCGACAGCGATAGATGTTGCTGAAGTTAAATTTGCAAAACCCAATCCAGTTGCACCTGTTGGCCCAGTTGGTCCAGTAGGACCTGTTGGTCCAATAGGTCCAGTAGGACCATTAGCTCCGGGCGAACCAGTCGGACCAGTAGGACCAGTAGCTCCCATTGCGCCAGCGGCAACAATTGTCCATGCAGTAAATGTTCCTGTACCGCCAATGTTTGCCACATTGACAGTTAGGGAAGTACCCGTAAATGCTGTGATTGTTCCGTCCATATAGTTGGCAGGAGTTGCGGTATTGAATACACGCACAAATGAGCCAACAGTAAAAGCAGAAGCGGTATTTGCTAAATTGGTTGTAAAGACTTTTGAGCCAGTACCAATAGCAATTGAAGTAGTCGAAGTTAGGTTTGAATAACCCAAACCTGTAGGTCCAGTAGGACCAGTGGGTCCAGTAGGGCCGGGAGAGCCAGTTAATCCAGTTGGGCCTGTGGGTCCTGCTGGTCCGGGTGCGCCAGTTAATCCAGTAGGGCCTGTAGGACCAGAGGGTCCGGGTGCGCCAGTAGGACCGGTAGGGCCAGTGGGACCAAGTTGATTAATTTCAACAATTGATGCTGTGCCATTATTCTTTTTTAGGAATAATTTGCCATCAAAAGTATTGATTGCAAGTTCACCAAGGTCAAGGTCCGCAGTTGTCGGAACTCTATTCGCAACCGCAGACCTTTTAATCTGAATTTTATTAGCCATTTGGCTTCCCTTCCTTTGCTATGTAGCAGGGTCAATTTTAATCAGAATGTACCGCCATCAATCGTAATGCCATCAAAAGTAGTCAAGTTAGTAATTGAACCACCAGTGATTGCCACATTGCTTGCCGCTTGGGTTGACATTGTGCCAAGCCCAGAAACTTGTGTATTGGCAATTGCAATCGCTTGTGATGACAATGCAGTAAGTTGACCTTGAGCATTGACAGTAGCAGACAGAGTTTGTGATGCACCACCATACGAGCCAGCACTAACAGCAGTGTTGCTAATACTAAAAGTTGTGCCAGTTAATGTCAAGCCTGTGCCAGCAGTGTAGCTTCCTGCGCCACTGAATTGCGCCCAAGTAACTGCTGTTGTGCCAAGTGTTCCGCCTTGGTTAGAGGTACAAACCCAGCCAGTGTCAGCTTGAGTAGTTCCTTGCTCAATAAAAGTATAAGCAGAAGGAAATTCTGCCCACAAATTCATATCTGATGAACGAGCCCATGCAGAAGCGCTTGCAACATAAATACCGTTGTCAGCCTGTGCTGTTTGATTCTTAACAAGCACTCGGTCGCCAGCAACGACTGTAATGCCATCAATAGTCAATAAGCCACTTAGTGCGGCAAGGTTAGCTGTCGTTGCTACAACGCAAGATGCTTTGGTGTCCAAGCCTTGCGCTGTACTGTCAACATAAGATTTAGTGGCAGCGTCTTGAGCATTTACAGGGTCAGCAAGACTGGTTATTCTTTGGCTGTTAAAGCTAAAAGCAGCAGATGGAGAAGCCAAGTCTGTCAAACTTGCTTGTGAGCCAGCAGTTGCTAAACCCTTAGCATTGATAGTTACTTTTGTGTAAGTACCGATATTGGTATTTACTGTTGCCAATGTGCCTGTGCCAGTGACATTTCCAGAACCATTAAATGAGCCGCTGGTGTAGGACAAATCGCCAGTGATGGCAATTGTTCTGCCTGTTGCAAGTGTCGTGGCTGTATTGGCATTACCATTAACTGAACCGTCAATAGTATTGCTAAATGTTTTTGTGCCACCAATTGTTTGATTGGTAGATGTATCAACAAAAGCACCAGTACCGGCAATTGCAATAACACTGGTAGCAGAACCACCAGCGCCACCAGTTCCTGTACCGTAATACAGTACATTCGTTTGTTCGTTAAATGCTAGTTCAGCGTTTGCAAGAGTGGTAGGAGCGCCAGCGCCTCCGCCATTTGCCCTGCGTTTAATGCGGATAGTATTGCTCATAATTTGCTCCTATTTAAAAATTACCGCCATCAGTGATTTCCACTTGAGGCACATTGGTCCATTCATCATCCAAGAACATTAGTGCATCATAGTTTGATGGACCACTAACATTAATTGGATACCCGCCAATAGCGTTTGGACCCGCTGGTCCTGCAACACCTCGGTTAATCTGAATTACCTGAGTTGCTACAGGCGTTACTTCCAGATTTATTCTTGCTGCTGGTGCAACATTTACTTGTACATTGTTTGCGTCTTGGACATTGACATTGGTGTTGCTTGGAACGGTGGACACATTAATTGTCGCCATAACCTCTCCTTACAATTTCACAATACCGTCAGACCTGACAATGAACAACAGAAAAATGATGTTGTCTTCAGCGGGTGATGAACCATTAACTGGAAAGCTAATTTTGATTCGACCACTAAATCCTGCGCCATTAATTGAATTGATTGCAAGCTGTGCGTCAGAATCAACAAGATTCCATGATGTGTCATCAATAACAAGCGTAAATGTTCCAGTCGCATCAACACGGTTGGTGATGGTCAATGGAATTGCCGTGGGTGTAGGCGTGTAATCAGCAATATCAAAAGACAAGCCATATCGACTGTCTTTGACATTTGTAAGCTGTCTACGAATAATTTGAGCGTTTATTGTTGCGCCTGTAAGGTTAACTGGCGTAATGCCATCTTCACCTGTAAGCGAAAGATTCCAGAAGGTCTTTTGTTGATAGACCAGTTCTCCGGAAATAATAGGATTGTCAAACCCTGAAACTTGCGTGAGCGAATTTTTATTAAATACTGCCATGACTGTTCCCTGTACTCAGGTTAGTGACGCTCCCTGCGTACTCGCGGGGGACGGAATCTTGTCATGTATTTTTAGGATTATGCCCCAAATTAGGCGGGAGGTACAGGCCAAATTACATTAAATGGATAGCCGGATTGTTGGGGAATATCCCTTAGTTCTTGCCGATAAGTTGCCCAAGCCGCCTGTTGTTCTGTAGTCAGCGGGTTGTTAGGAATCTGCGTCCAGTCACTTAAATACAACAAATCTAATCTTTGTTGAGAATTATAGGCAATTGCCAAAGATGGGTCAGCCACCCAAGATTTAGTCGCGTAATCAAAAACAGAAAAATCATTAGGCTGTTGAGGTATTGCAACAGGCAGCCCATTTTCGACATAAAACTGCGTGTCGTTATAGGAGCCTTCTAAATATGCTTGACCACTACTTAGTTGAACTTCAATATTGTTTGATTGAACAACTCCAACAATTTGACCTGTTTGAATTGTGTAAATTGTGTAAATCATCGCTTTACCTCTGTTAACGCCAATGACCTATACCGCGCACCATGATTGCTAGTAAAGTCGCCACCAGTATCAGAAATCGCTTTCAAAATATATGTATGAGTCCCAGCCGGTGGCTCATCCACAAAGAAGAAACAATAAATCAAACTGTAGTTAGCAAATCCAGAGCCAGCACGAATATCAATTCGGTTTGTGACATCGTACCATTCTCCGCCATACACTAAAGTTTCAATACTATCTGTAACGCGGTATACCGCAATTACATAGCCGCCATTTCTATTTTCTGGCATAAAAGAAACATCAACTTTAATTGGGAATCCAGAGCTTGTAATGCTTAAAGTTTGAACATCCCAAACAGTTCCGCTAGTAAAAATAAGGGATGCAACTGTTGTGATTGAAACTAAATTAGTAACAGCATTAGGATTAATGTTTCCAGTAGCAATTACATTTCCGTTCAGCGTCATCTGTGAGCCGTTGTAGGAAATGTTTGTTGTGGAATTACCTAAAGCAAATGTGCCAGTCGTGTTAATAATCGCGCCAGCACCAGTCATCGTAGTGCCAGATACTACAGGAGAAGAGCCAACGGTCAACGATGTGCCGCTAATTGAGCCAGCAGTAATTGTTCCCAAGTTTGCGCTAATCGCAGACAAACTACCAACTTTTAATGTTGATAAATATGGAACATTCCAAACTGTGTTGCCAGTCGCGGGATTAAAAATACCATCAGATTGATAAACAGATTCACCAGCAGTAATAACTGGAGGCGTTGCTTGCCAAACAGTTCCAGTTCCCCATGAATCATTTGGAGGGAATGAAGCACTGCCAGAAGTTGTAATTGTTGATGGCGTTGATGCCAAGGAAGTGAGAGTTGTTTTTGTATAACAAATTCTTGCAGATGCGCCTTGATTTCCAGTAGGGCCAGTTCCACCGGAAGGACCCGTTGGACCCGTTGGACCAGTTGGACCCGTTGAACCTGTTGGACCTGTTGCGCCATTAGCTCCTGCCGCACCAACTGCATAAGCAGTAGTTGTTGACCAAGTAACAGTACTTGTCGCTGTCGTTAAACTATCAACATAAACAGCTTGGCAACCATAAAGCGTATAACCAACAACAGAAGCTCCCGGCAATAATGACCATCCATTAGGAGTTGTTGCATTTGTAAATGCACCAGTTGCCCATGTATAAGTCGAATTGCCAGATGGGAAGCTAGTTGGAGTTGTAGCTGCCCATTGATAGACTTCAAGAATTGCTGTTCTTGAGCCATTTGAGCCGTTCGTACCATTTGTGCCGTTTGTACCATTAGCACCATTAGTACCAGCAGCGCCAGCCGCATAAGCTGCTGTAGCGCTCCATGTGATGTTAGTAGTAGCAGTGGTATTGGAGTCTGCGTAAACAGTTCTACAAATCCACAGCGTCTGACCAAGCACTGAAGCAGGAGGGGTTAGCGACCAACCATTAGGTGTTGCTGGCGTAGTGAATTGTCCAGTTGCCCAAGTGTAAGTTGAACTACCACTAGGGAATGTTGTAGGCGCAGACACTGCCCACTGATACATTTCTAAAATTGCTGTGCGAGTTCCATTTGTACCGTTCGTACCATTTGTACCATTTGTACCGTTAGTGCCATTTGTACCCGCATAACCAGACGCAATAATTGAAGACAATCCCCAATTAATTGAAGTTGTCACTGCTGTAGCTGAATCAGAAATATTAACGGCAGCCGACCATAATGTGTAACCAGCACTAGGTGAAGCACTAATTGCTTGCGACCATCCAGCAGGGTCAGGAGTAAATGAGTTACTTGCCCATGTATATGTCGAAGTTCCGCTAGGACTTGCAGGGATGGTAATTGCCCATTGGTAGACCGTAGGACGAGCCGTTTGAAGGCCATTAGAACCACTAGGGCCAGTAGGACCAGTTGAACCATTAGCGCCATTTGTAGTCAATGATGAAACTGTAAAGCCAGTATTCCAAAGCACAGTTGATGTAGCAGTTCCTACGGTAACTACAGTTGGCTTAATTGCAGTCCACAATTGCAGCCCAGCCGTACCCGGATTAGCAGGAATAGATGTTGACCAACCACCAGTGCCTGTGTAGGCAGAATTGATTGCAGTCGCCCATGTATAAGTGGATTGACCGGTAGGGTTTGCTGGTGCGGCAGTTGACCATTGATATAAAGCAACATCGGCAGATTGATTGCCATTAGTTCCGGGCGTTCCAGTTGCGCCTTGGTCAACAAACACAAATTGCAAAGTAGCAGTAGCACCTTGCGATACAGCACCTAAAGCAGATTTATATCGGACAGGAACAATAAGAGTTGCAGGGGATGAGGTCATTGCCGTAGGAATACCCCACTGAGCAAATGTTCCGCCATCAGTAGGTGAAGGAACAGTTAATCCGCCTGTAGTTGTAATGTCAGCATTACCTGTTGTAGCTGATGCGCCAATACGCCATGTATTGTTAACAAAAGCGGCATCAGAGTCAGTTTGTGAAGCAACAAAGTCAATAGCACCACCAGCCGCAGAACCGTACAGTTGAGTAATCAAACCTGTAAAGGATGGAACAAGTGATGCGTTCCTTGGCACTTGCATAACGATTGGCGAGTAAGTTGCCAAGAAAGTACCAGCCACAGCAGATGTAGTAGGGTTAGGCGACCAACTAAATGCTGTAGATGTTGCTGACAGCACAGAAGCACCAGATTCGTTTGCTACCTTAAATGCAAAATAATATGTATCAGTTGGCAGATTTAAATTATCAAACGCCAATGTTGCTGAAGGGACAAACGGCTGAGAGTTGGATGCAGTTTGTGCGCTCCATACTTTCCAATCAGATGTTGTTGGGCTGGTAACAGTTGTATAAAACAAAGTAACTTCAGTAACTCGACCTGTAGCAGGAATTACACACAACACATCAAAGTGAGGAATGGTTGCCGTAGTATTAATGTTGGCAACTGTTGGTGCTGCCAATGTGCTAAAGAAATTAGGATTTGACAGATTGCTATTAGGCGAAGGCGAATAGGCAGTGATAGAAACATCGTCATACACTTGAGCGTTGTATTCGTTCAACTCCAAAGCCGCACCCAAGTTTCCGTCAGGCAATGAAGCTTCAGACACCTTGATAACACGGAACAATTTGTTTGTCCAACCATAAGCAGAATTGGTAACGCTAATTACATCGCCAGCGTCAACTTGAATTCCGTTGTAGCTTGTTGCAAATGTGACAATCAAATCTTCACGGGCTTGCTCAAGCATTCTGTTAGCCAAGTACTGCGCCTGTACAGAATCATTAACCAAACCTAAAGTAACTGTGTACTTGTTAATTGGCTCATTAGCAAATAACAAACCAGCAGGTGTATTCAAATAAACATAATCTGATTGGTCACGATTTAGTTTGCTTGGGAATTGCGCTTGTATTTGGTTGATGCTAGAAGTAATGTCAAATGCACTAACTCTGATTTCACCAATAATATTAGAATCATCAAAAGCAAAAGATGCAGATTCTGCTTTGTTAATTACAACTGCCCACTTGCCAGTAGCAGCGTTGTATTGATTCCAAGAATCACAAGCCAACATAATTTGGTCAAGGTTGGACAATACTTCTTGACCTGTATCTATAACACCGTTAATACGATAACGAGGTTGATTTGCAGAACCTCCGGCAGCCGGAGTGTATGGGATAGTTTGGTCAGAATAAGTATTTAAAGCAGTTGCAGTTGTTGCATCCACAATACTTGAACTCATTGCACAACCATACTTTGTGTTGGTAATGTAGTCGTACCAAACATCGCCCGGCTTTGCTACACCTGTGCCATTTAAATAATGTGAAGTCTTAAATGTGATGGCTTGCATTTGTGTAGTGCCAGCATCACGGTTGTAAACCATCTTCACAATAGCAAATGCCAAACCATTCATTTGGCGACCGCTAGAGGGCCATCTTTGAGCCAAAGCAATATCAGACCCACCCATTACAGTGCTAGGTGCTGCCGCGCCATTCAAAGAAGTAATAACGCCAGCTTCGGTTGATGTGTAAAGATAAACATTTAGGCTGTTACTTATTTTTACTTGTTCATTGCCAGCGCCATCGGTTAGGCTAATTACTCTTGTAAGGTCCGAAGTATCAAACTTCATGGATTGGTCTTGCCAATACATGTATTTGTTTGTTGTTAAAGCAGTTGGCACATCAATAGAGAACTGACCATTTGGGCTAATGTGAGAAATAGCCAAAACATAGTACATAGTCTTTTGGTCTGTCGATAAAACAGCATCAACGAACACACCGCCAAGATACGCATCGCCATAAACAATAGGCAAACTATTTGTGGTGGCTGGTGGGACTTGTTGCCGCACTCCATTATCGACATTTCTGTTTGCAGACGAAGAGCTAAATACTCTTGTAACAATCATAGAAACGGCAAAGTTAACAGCAAATGTTGCTGCGGCAAGCGATATTCCTACTGCGTTTGCCACATAAGCCGAAGCTGCTGCTAGTAATGTAAAAACCATTTCTATTCCCTAACAAATGTTGCGCCAACAGGTTTATAACCTCTGCGTGTGTAATCAATCAATGGACCTTTGGCAGAAATTGATGTATATATTAAATCAATGCTTCCAACTTCCAACATCTTTTTTGCGTGTGTATCAAACTCTTTCCATAGTCTGCCGCCAACTGTTCCATCTCTATACTCAGGTTCTACCCACCACAAAAGCTCATGCAACTCACGAACTTTTGGCGACCAAATATTGTTTTGCTTTACAGCGATAATTGCACCACGCATATTGTTATCAATGTAAATAAATCCTTTGCCTTGTATGATTCCAAACAATAGTTCTTCAACATACTTAGGGAAATGATTGCTTTCATCACCAAGCTTTTCAATTGTATTTTCTAAAGCATAAGCTTCAACAATTTCTAGCAATCTTGGAATGTCGTATCTTGTTGCAAGTCTTATCATGTTTTGTTAACTTTGAAATCCACTATCAAATCCAGAATCAGAAGGTGCATTTGTAGCCGACTGACTTCCACCAACAGGCGCAGAACCAAAGTCAAAGTAGGTCGAAGCAATGACAGGAACTCTGTTCATGCTGGCATCACCGGGGTAAAAATTCTTCCAAACAGATGGGTTAGTCTTTACGCCACTAATTCGGTTTTGCAAGATGGTTCTGAATGAAGAACAGCTAATTGAACATGTAGCCACGCGACTACGCATCTGTTCATTCCAATCTTCAGTCACGGAAAAGTTGCCAACATAACCTTGGTAGCGTTTAAAGAACTGTAGTGTAGGTGTTGTAATAATTTGATTGTTTGAATCAAAGAACCCACGCCATACTTCTACCAAAGAACCTTTAATGTCAGCACCAAGAATGACTGCCACATTAGCGCCATCAACACCAGTTAAAGCAATTGTTAAATCACCACTGGTTGCTTTAGTTTCACGCTTGATGTCGCCAATACTTAACAGGCTACCCAAGTTGGTAAAAGTTGTTGCGCCTACAGTGATAGGTGCTGCGGCATTACAAAAGCTGTATGTCGCGCTGGCAGTTGTCAGTTTGACAAACTCACCGTAGTTAATTGATGGGCTAGATAAAGCCGAAATTGTTGTACTCATCCTGTAATGTTCTCTCTAAAAACAAAAGGGGCATCCCATTGAACAAATGCACCATTAGTCATTGGGTTAAGTGTATATGTTGGACAAGCTTCTGCCAACATATTAAAAGTACAAGCGTTGCCAACAGCAGTCAATGTTCCTGTGCTAGGCGTACCAATTACTGGACGATGTAGTGTGACAGATACGGTGGAGCCAGAGCCGCGCAAAACATCAGTAGTAACTTTATATGGATAAACACCCAACTGAAGAAAGTCACCAGCTTTAAATACAAAAACAGTTGAAGATACAGCCGGTAAATTGCCAACAGTAATTGTTGTTGAATTAGCCGCAGGAACAGTTGCCAAAGTCAACGCATTAGCTTGCACTGTTGACAAGCCGCCTTGATAAGCAGTAAACCAAGAAAGGTTAGTTCCGGCAAACGAAATAGTTTCTGGCAATTGACGGTCTTTGTTGTCAATAGCTTGAATGACATTACGCACTTGTGGATAGTACAAATAGTTGTGTGGAACAACAGTAAAAACCCAAGGCACAGAAGTTAAGTATTGTGCAACCCGAACCTGACCAGAACGGCTAACCTGTTGACCAACAACTCTACGGTTATTCACCGCCATAGATTGTTGAATATCAAACACAGTTTGAAAAGACATTATGTTCTCCCGTAATTTGTGGCAAGGTTTTTCTCACCATACTTATTTGCAGCCCAAATAGCCGTAGAACTACCTAGCAAGCGCTCTTCAAATGACTTTGTGTCAATAGCGTTGATGTAGTTGTTTGTGATGTTTGTAGTGCCGCCCATGTTTGACAAAGCATGATTTGGAATAATAGTTCCTGCTGTCTTTGGGATAAACAGTTCTGGACCACGCTCACCAACCACGCTGACTTTACCAACTGGAGGGTCGCCACCATCCGCATAGCCACCACCGGGTTGCATTGGAATAACTGTGTCAGCATTACTTGGAACACCAGCATTCATAAACATCTTAAGGAAAGACAATGCAGAAGCTTTTAGCTGAATGGCAATCAAATCTTGAATGACACTACGAGCAAAATCCTTCATGTTTAGCTTGCCAGTTCTGACAAAGTTATCGATGGCAGAAGACATATTGCCCCAAACAGAATCAAAAACTTCTTGATTTTTCTTGTACACATCAGCAAGTTCTACAGTTGCTTTTTTCTGCTGTGCAACAGCATCCACCAAGCGATAAGCTTCTGTTACATCAGACTCTTTTTGTCCAGCACTATTGGCAGCAATCAAAGCTCTTTGACGGGCAAGCTCAATATCAATCTTACGCAACTCAATTTCTTTTTCTGTGTAACCCAAAGTGGCAAGTTTAAATTGCAAGATTTCACGCTCTGCTTTTTGTGTTTCTTCTACAGCTTTATAAGCAAGATAATTTTTCTCAACATAAGCAACTTGAGCTTGGTCCCTTTGATTTTGAAATGCTTCCTCATTTCGCATTGCTGCAATTTGAGCATCTAATTCTTTTAGATATTGTTTATATCTTTCGTCTGATAGTTTTCTATCTCTTTCGGCAGTAATCTCACCTATTTCAGCAATTAGATTTCTTTGTAATTTGCCGCCATTAGCTCTGAAATCTTGCTCACTGTTTAAGCGATATTCATAAACTTTGTCGAGCATTTTTACAGAAGCATCTAATGCAATCTTTTGCTCTTCTGTAGCTGTTACTTTAGCCGCTTCAATTGCAGCACGGTATTTTAATTTTTCGTATTCTGAATCTAGTTTATTTACTGTACTTGAACCGCCAGTCCCGGCACGGTCGCCAATTGCTAACGCATCTTTTGCTTTTTGGTCTGACTTAGCTCTTGCTTGAGCTTCTTGTTCTTCAATTAGTTTTGCAAGCCTGTTGTATTCAGCAAGTGCAGCTTGGTATCTAAATCCCTTGATTGCACCTTCACCACCAAGACGGACATAAGAATCCATCAAGGCTTTTTGTTCGTTCATTGCAACAACTATAGGGTCCTGCTCTCTACCTATAGATTTAGCCCAATCCCAAAAATCACTGCCAGCAGTCTTGACTGCTTTCCACATTTGTTCAATGTAGCCTAATTTTTTACCTTGACCATCTAAAGACTCAGTCAACAAATCAGTTGTTAACTTAACTGCTTCTTGATATTTGCCTTGTTGCTCAAGTAATTCAATTTGCTTGTATTGCTCAAGATTTAAAAAGTGATATTTGTCATTTAGTGATTTAGCAGACCTAGCAGTTCCATCAAGTGCTGGAATAAGTTTGGTAGTAACAACATCAGCATCTTCACCAGATAGCTTGGAGATTCTTGCAATAGCTCCAGCAACAGAATCTAAAGATTTGTATGTGAAATTACCAGATGCAACTAACTCTTGGAAAATATCTCTTGTTTCGCCAATTGAGATATTGTATTTTTTGCTAATAGTTTCGGAAAGTTTGTCAAATGAATTTAAAGTTATTCCAGCAAATCCATTTGTTAAAGCTAATGAGTTTAGAAACTTCTTACTTTCTTCACTGCCTTGATACATAGCAAGAGCTAGTCCACCAACAGCGGCAACAGAAGCAGTAACCAAAACATTGAATGGCGTAATGAAAGTACCAAGCATTCTGAACATATTGCCCAGACCGCCCATTGCATCTTTTAATTGACCACCCTGTTGAATCAAAGCAATCATTGGGTTTTGACCAGAAGCAATCTGAGTAAACAAGTCAGTTGCTTGGTATGTCAGTTGGAGCTTTTGCTGTTCATTCATTACTCCAGTCATCTTTTTCTGAGACTGTGTAATCTTGTCGTAAGCCGCAGCTTGCGCCAACAATTGAGTAACTTTATCTTTTCCAGATTCACTTTGCGCCAAGTTTTTAAGGCGACCAGTAGCCAGTTCACGCTCAAGCAAAGTAACTTTGCTAACAGTTTTGCCGTAATCTTCTGTAGCGTATTTAAGTGTCTGAATCTCTTTGTCAGCCGCCCTCATCTCACGGGCAATGGCGTTCTTCATCTTTTGCGTTTCATACGCAACTTTATTTGCCTCTGTGACAAAGTTACCAGTCTCAAGACTTAGCTGTACTCCTAGAGTCGCTGCTGTTTGATGGTTAGCCATTACTTCCTCTTTCTAGCAAGTTTTTCTGCGTATGCTGGAATTATCTCAGCAAGACTAGACTTTAAATCATTGATAACTGTTTGAACTCCAAACTGCAATGCAGGACGCAGGAAAGGTCTAGCTGGTATTTTAGAAGTGCCATATTCTTGCGCCAAAGACACAGCACTTTTCTTTACAGTAACCCTAGCCAAAACAACAGAGTTTTCTCCGACACTAGGAGCTTCTCTGTCTTCAGGAGTTGTTAGTCGTGACGACAACTTTAGAGTGTCCTTCATGTGAATAGGACGATACTCATTACGGGGGTTTTTTATGTCGTATGGGGCATAGGCTATGGCTGCGTAATAAACGCTTTCCATAGACCGTTCTGCTGCCTTGGCAAGGGTGTTTTTTAAGACGGTATCGGCTTGGAAGCCTTTTGCCATATCCGCAATCTGTTGCTCAAACTGGGCAAAGCCAGAAAGCTCAAACTTTAAGTCCTTGCCTTCAAAACCTTGCGTGTCAATATGTTGAGCCATTTCAGTCTTTCAAAAAGTCCTCCGCGCCCGGTCTAGTTTTCAAGAAAGACATCAATCGTTTACTGACTTCTTCTTTCTTTTCTTCTTCGCTCAATGGCGGAACGATGTATTCATGCGTTGATGGCAATACATCTTTCATTTGGAAAGGTGCTGCTGTCTTAGCTATTTTCGAGTTTAAATTGCCTGTAGTCAAGGAACTTAAAGCTACCAAAATAGCTTTATTTCCAATCATGCCATCAGACAGCATAATCTCAATATTCCGCATGTCATCCGTAGGAACTTCGTCAGGACACCCACCATGAGCATAGATATATGCTCTGGCTTGAAGGCGAATGTCCCGAATTAGTTTTTTCTGGAGTCCTTGTATCCCGGCTGAATAGCTTCGGCAATCTTTGACAAAATTTCTAATTGCACAGCCAAAGGCCATTCAGCATCAATATCTGCATAAGTAAGGTTGTTGAAATCTCCAACATCAGGAACCAACAACTTGATATATTCAAGAGTACGGTTTTCTATTTGGATGATAGATTTCACCAGTTCCCGTGTGGACCGGCCTTCAACAACAACATCGTCATCTGTAACAACCACACCTTCAAGAGCATTGCTATCTCTGAAAGATGAGGTCATTTTTTCAAATCGGGCTTGAGCATCAGCTTGGTCAATATTGTCAATCCTAGATTGAATATCTTCCAACTCTTTTGTCAGTGGGACGCGAACCTTAAAGGTGTGTCCTGCTAATTCAAAAGTTTTTGTTCTCAGAGAGTCGGCAGTGTAATTGCCAGCAAATGCGCTAGAGAGTCGTGTCATGTCTTTTCCTTATCGGACTTTAATAATCTTGTGGTAAATGGCTTCGTTTACATCAATGGCATATTGAACTGCCTCTGATGGAGTCATTTTATCAGCATGTCTTTTGGCAATTTCATGTGCCAAGTTAATTGAGGTAATTCTTTGTTGTGTAAACCCAAACCAATTCTTTGACGAATCGGATTGGGATACAAGGAAACTCAATAGGTCATTGCTGTCTTTTATTGTAGTAGTCATGTTTTATTCTGTAGGTTCAACGGGAGTGGGTGCTGGCGCAGAATAAGGATTAACCTGTGCCAAAAGAGACAGAACGACAAATTCTGTTGTATCAGGAGTGGCAGATGCCAAAGCAGTTGCTACTTCCTGAGCATCTACGGGTAAACCCCTAGCCATAAGCACAGGGTCCCCGTATGTAGATGCCAGCAGTTCGATTGCGTCATCTAAAATCACGAATTTGACCAACCGTATTGGTTGCCTCGTGGATGAACGGTAAATGTGCATTTTGATTCAGCACCGGGCGCTCCATCAATCTGGAACTGGCTAACACGACCGTTAAATGCGTAAGCAATGGTGTTTGTGCCTTCAGTAGCAGTCACAACAAAAGTGCGGTCAATAACACCAGAAGCAGCGTCACCACGAATCAGCAACAAGCCAGCATCGCTGGGATTCCAAGCGGCTGTAATTGTCAAGCTAGTAGGTGCAGATTGAACGGGAATCTTGTCAGATTGACGAGCGCCAGCAACACTAAAGTTAGCCACAGCATCGTCTTGACCAAAAGCTGGAACAGCTTCCACATTCAATTGAGTGCCAGCAGCGCCTGTTCCATTAGCAACAGTACCAACAATGGTAGCCACTTGCAAAGCCCAAACAGACAAATTAGCTGTTGTCAAAGCAGTAGGAGTGGCGCCACTTTGCATCCAAAGTGCGGTACTAAAACCGGGAAGAACTTTATTTGGAATAGCCATGATTGCTCCTAATTAAGCGTTGTTGCACCAACCGAACAGGTTGCCGCGAGGGTGAACAGTAAATGTGCATTTAGACTCAGCGCCCGGTGCGCCATCAACTTGGAATTGAGATACGCGACCAACAAAAGAGTAATACACAATGTTTGCGCCTTCAGTTGCGCTAATCACGAATGTACGGTCCACAACACCAGAGTAGGCATCTGTACGCAACAGTGAGTTAACAACGGCATCACCGGGGTTCCAAGCGGCAGTAATAGTCATTGATGTTGGGGCAGACTGCACTGGAATCTTGTCAGACTGGCGTGAACCAGCAACTGAAAAGTTAGCCACAGCGTCATCTTGACCAAAAGCTGGCACAGCTTCAACTTGGACCAAATTGCCTGAAACAGCAATTGCAGCCACGCTTGCCACTGTAGACAATTGTGCAAGAGTCAATGGGGTTGGGTTTGCCAAGGGTTGAGCATATAGTGCAACACTAAACCCCGGCAAAATTTTATTTGGTAAAGCCATTTTGAGTTTCCTTCAAAGAGTTGAGAAGTCGTATCTTATGTTGGGATGTCTAGCGTGCAATCCAAAAAAATCTGTGCAAGCTTTTCATCGTTATTGTAAGAGTTATAGAGCCAAAACACATCAGCTTTAGATACCTGAAAGCCGTTTGTTGCTCCGCCAAATAACCCACTAAAACCATGAAGAGATTGTAATATTTGATTGGAAATTGTAAAACCGTCTTCTATTTGTTGCGTGAAGATAGAAATTTGGAAAATCGGTCGGTCAATGCCTTTAACCGACTGCGTAGGACCTGTATAAACTGGTTGATGAACATTTCTAAGCATCCATGTAATAAATTTTGGCTGTGTCGCAAAGTTTCGATTGAACGAAGCATAAACAGGCACAGGCGCAACAATACTTGAAAGCTGATATTGAATCGCTTTGGCGTATTGGACGGGATTTTGTTGTGTTGTCATTTATACAGCCGTTACAGGGTCACTGCGATAGCACAGAATCTTTACAGTCATACGGTCATCTGATTCACGAATATTGTCAATTCGCCAATCATTGCCACGCCATGTAATTGAATACAGGTTTTGGCTATTAACCATCGTTCTGGTATTTGGCGTGTAGTTCAATGTGAAGTCCACCAAATCCTGATACAAGCGATACTTTTCTGCAATCTTTAAGCTGTTAGCAACGGATTGAACACGGGCGCGAGTATCAAACCACTTTGTCTGAGTGGTAGATTGCTCACCAAAATCTGACTGACCAAAAGTCAAATTGTTTACCGTGATATTTTCAAACCGTGCAATTGCCATTTACATCACCAATGGTTTATAGGGACGCAAGAGTGCTTCGATGCCAAAAGGAATCGTCTTTAGTTTAGTTTCGGTTGTATCACTACGATTGTTATACAAATGGGTCAATAATAAAAGCCCAGCTTGTTTAATCACAGGATAGGCAGAAATTGGATTAGCCACAGTAGAGTAATCAATGATGATAGGCGCAGTCATCACAGTATTAATTGCTGTTGGCAAACTGTTTACGATAACTTTGTTGCCAGAGTTGTCGTAAAAATAGTTGCTCCTTGCTATAGTTGTAAAAACTGGTGGGAAAGCATCATTCCAATAACCGACTGAAATAATATTTATCGCAGCTTGAGAAGGAGAGAAGTTTTGACTAACTTCAGGCAAGTCAAAGCAAATAGGAGATGCAGCAAGGCTTTCTGTGCCATACCAGACGCGATATGACACAGGAAAGATACTTAACCCTAGATAGTCTTCAATTGCTTGCCTTACAGCGACTTCTAAGCTTGACAAATACGAATCTTGGCTTTCATCATCCACCAAATTTAATTGCTGGGTGATTTCTTCCAAAGTTAACCATTCGGTTGTGCTATCACGACTAATCTGTTCAAACTTAGAGTAGTTGAATGGATTGCGTGTCTGCGCCCCAACAGGCGAACCGTATTGATAGTCATTGGCGCTCATTGATTAAGTCTCGATTGCGCGAACACCAGCAAACACATCACGCACGGTGCTGACCATGCGCTTTTCAGCGTACAGAGTAATAAAGCCGGGGGCTGTCTGCTCCATAGCTTGAACAGTCATTTCTTCCACATCAGCAATGGTCATAAAGCGTGACCAGTTAGCAAGGTAAACTGGTTTTGCACCAACAGTACCAACTGCATCCAAATATGGATTGACGATAACAGGGAAGCCAAACACATGCCTCAACGCACCTGATTCAGCTTCACCTGTTTCCAAGAAAGCATAAGAGGCTGAACCGTGAGTGTATTCACGCAATTGCTTGATTGCAGTTGGCGACATCATCCACGCTGTGCCGGGCATGTTCCAGTATTGACCGGGCAAAGCGTTTGCCATGTCAACCAATGTTTCCATATCCAAACCAGCAGCGTTGTTAAAACCAATACTTGCAATTGTGTGCAAGCCATTAGTGATAGCTGTACCGCTAGAGCCAAAAGCAGCAGAAGCGCCAGCAGCACCGGGATAGCTATTCAAGCCACGCAAGCCATCAGTACCACCAGTAGAAGTAGTAGTTGAGCCAGCTTGGTCGTTATTCAAACCACATGATGCGCCTTCCAGTTGGGCGAATTCCATCATCAGGTCTTCTACCAACTCAGCGTTCAATCCGTTTACATCGGACAGAACAGCAGAACGAACTGGCAGTTGTGCAGAAATTACACGGGTTGGCAGTTGCCAAATTGAAGTGTTGATATTGGGTGAGCCACTGTTAGGTGAAACAGTGTAGCCCCAAGGGTTTGTGCTGTTAGCAGCGTTACCAGTCTTGGCAACAAACTGAACAGCGGAATTTCCGGGTACTTTGATATTTCGCGCAACCATGCGGAAAGGATTTGCATAACGCAAAGCCGCAAATGCGTCATCAAAATAAGTGCGACCACCGACATTCAATCCTGAACCAGTGATAGCAGATGCCTCGCTCAAATCAATTTTGATTCTGTCGCCAGTCTCTAAAGTTTGCTTAATTCCAGATAGGATGCGTTCGGTAATGGTCATAACAGTTCCTAAAATATTATTTTACAAAGCGAGGACCGAAGTCCCCGCCATGTTTGCCTGATTATCAGGTAGCTGTGCCAGTAGAGCGATAACGCACACCAGCATTAGGGTCACGAACAGAAGTTGCCAAACGCTTCTCACCGAAGAAGGTGATGTAGCCGGGCAATGTCTGGTCGTATCTACGCATAACCATGTTCAGGCGGTCCACGATTGTGTGGAAGCGTGACCAGTCAGCGAAGTACATTGGGTACAAGCTAGATGTACCAGCAGAGCCTGTAGAAGTTTGTGAAGGAGTATCGCAATACTTGTTCACAATAACATCAAAGCCCATCAATTGACCAACGATACCTTCGACAGACAAACCTTCATTACGATTGAAGATTGGAGCGCCTTGGCTGTCTTTCAATGCACGAATTGCATTCAACAGGATTGGGCTAATCACAAACTTAGCGTTTGAGGTCCAATATTGCTGTGGCAATTGGTAAATGAAATTCACGACATCGGTATAGGTGATGTTGTTAGCGCCAACAGTGTTAGCGTTAGTGGTCAACTGGTCGTATGTTGCCAAGCTGTGCAAGCCGCTGGTAGAACCAGTGCCAGAAGTGCCAAAGGCAGCAGTAGAACATGTACCACCAGCGTATGTGCTGTTAGCACCAGCGTATTGGTCAAGACCACGCAAACCGTTGCTTCCACCGTATGGCAAAGAAGTAGCGCCTTGGTCGTTGTTTTGCATCATTGACAAAGCTTCAGCTTGTGCGAATTCAGCCAACATGTCATCAACCACATTTGCTTCCAAACCATCGATGTCATCCAAAGCGGCAGTACGGATTGGGAACTGAACATTCAAGTCTTGCAAAACGATTTGCCAGATAGATGTGTTTTCAGTTGTAGCTGCACCGTTGTTTTGAATGTCATAGCCCCAAGCAGCGCCAGCGTTGCCTGTCTTTGTTCGGAACTGATAGCTTGAACCATCGGTAGCAACAGTGCGTGAAACACCGCGCAATGGGTTAGCCAAACGAAGAGCAGTAAACACGGGGTCATAAGCAGTACGACCACCTTTGCCATCACCACCAGCAGTCAAAGCAGAAGCTTCGCTCAAGTAGGCTTGCATTTGTGATTCGTCAGCAAAAACTTGCAGTTCTTTTTCTACACGGTTGTTACCTTTGTAGAAAGAAGACAGTTGCTCACGCACAGAACGGTTCACATCGGTGCGAACAGTCTTAGCTGGAGCTTTGATAAGGGCAGGAGCTTCGATAGAAGACACTTTGGCTTCCAGAGCAGCAACCATTTCGCTGAATTCGGCTTTAACAGCTTCAACAGCAGCGGGGATTTTGGCTTCTACAGCCGCAACGCTCTCAGCTTGTTTAGCTTCGATTGCGTCCAATTTTTCAATGATTTCTTTTGACATGATTAACCTTTAAGTCGTTTGTCTAGGAGTTTAAGAAGTTCGCGTTGCTCAAGAGCAGCAAGAATTTCCGCTTCGGTCGCTTCCGCACCAGAGTCACTCTGTTGAGGCGCAATTTCAATAGCCTCTGTTGCAGCATCACGCTGCTCCAAAACTTTCTTGAATGTTGATGCGGCAGCGACCGCATCGCTCTTGGACAACCCAGCATCCCGCAAGGCTTCTTCCAAAACTTTTAAATCAGCAGAGCCATCAGCACGGAAATACTCCAGCTTCTTAACTTCTGCTTTAGGATTGTTTGGGTACATCACAACGCTAGTCTCACGCAAACCACCTTTAGTGATTTGGAAGTAGCCGTCTTCGTAATAATCGCCAGAGCCAGCAGGGAAGGCTTCACCGTCTTCTTTAACCCACTGATATTCGTCAGCATAAGCGCCAACAGAGACACCACCAAACATGTTGGGTGACTCGCACATAACTTGATACAAGTCTGAACCAGCACTGGTGTTCAGGAACAAGCGACCGCTGGCGCTCATGCCTTCATCATCCATTTCAATGCTTGTCCACTCGCCAACAGGCATAGACTCAGCATTGTGGTTCAAGAACATTGGAAGTGGTCTGCCAGATTCGGCAAAGTCTTCTGCCCACTCCATAAATCCTTCAGGCTTGTAGAAGAACTTGCGACCATCAGCGCCTTCTCTAGCGCCCCATGTGGTAATACGAGCTTCAATCTTGCCTGTAGGTTCTCCGCTTGAGGATTTTTCCAACAGGTTTAATTTTGCTTCGCAGATGAGATTCATTTGCTTCATTAATAGCCCCTAAAGCCATAGATTGGTTGTTATCTTGTATTTTAGGGGGTTGCCCTAAAAGTACAGGCAACTGTATTACAGGTTGACGAACCTGTTTCGCTAATGCTACCAGATATTTTGAATCAGTACGCATTATTTTTCAAGTCTTTCCTATATTCATTTTCTTAGTTTGATTTCCACCACCACCGCCTGTATCTTGCGGGGAGCTTCCAGCAATCTGGTCAGCGGGTTTATTGGGTTGAACCAATTCATCGCCACCTTCAATGTTAGGCATACCCATATATTCACGGGCTTCGTTTGGAGTCATTATTCCGTTAGTAACTCCGGCTGTCGCAAAGTTCATTTGGTCTAATGGAGCGCCCTTTAAGAAGTCGCTAGTATCAAACTCAACGCACAGGGATGGATAACCAGTAAACAAATGCTGTTTCAGTTTCTCTTGGATATTAACCAGCATCGGGTACATAGTCCCTTTGTAGAACTCATCCATTTGCGTTTGGCTGTTATTAAACTTGCCATCAATAATGCCAAGCATTTGTGGAGGCACACCAAACAGACCGCAAATCCTACGCATAGTCTGCATCTTCAGGTTAGCCGCATCAGCATCTTGCAAGTTGAGCATTTCCAAAGCGGTGTACTTCATACCTTGGTCTAGCAACATGCCTTGACCGGGCTTAGATGGGTCAGACTGGCGTGAGCCAACCATATTGCTCCAAGCTTCTTTCAAACGAGCAGCAATCTCTTTGTACTTGGCATCAGGAATAACTGAATCAGTCGTAAACATGCCAGAAGGCTTTGCACCATTCTGCATGACATAGTTTGCGTACAAATCAATGTCTTGGTCCAAGGCAACCAACTCAGCAGCCAAGATGCCTTTGTTAAAACCGGCAGAACCTTGCCATGCCATTTCCTTGCAGTGCATGATTTGATGCGCTTTAAGTGGTTGGTCACGACTAAAGCCATAAGCCGGTGTAGACAGACGATATGAAGGGTAACGAGCAGGGTTAATCGTCACAGCAATCAATGTACTGTCCATGATGTACATTTCCAGAGGAGTCTCTGTTGCAGACTCTTGGTCTTTTCTCCACCAAAGAGTAAACGACTCACCAGCAAGCTCATACCACATGAGCCACTGATACCAGAACTCATATTTGCTCTGGAAGTTATTAGGGTTGTTCAAAAGCTTGGCAACTTGCTTGGCTTTTGTCTTATCCCGTGTGCCAACTGATTTATCTTTGATGGCATTTACATATTCGCCATCTTCAGTCTCGCTCATAATGTTGATTGGCAATTGAGCCAATGCACGGGCTTTAATCGCAATACAGGACATCACTGTGCTGTTGCGAGTAAGCATCGACATGTCAACAGGGCGACCAGCATTAGTCGTGCTGGCAGTCGTGACATAGAGTATCTGGGTATTTACATTTGGCTGCTGTTTATTGCTTTGGTAAACAATATTGTTGCCCAATGCAGTCTGTCCAAACAACGAGTTGCTCTCATTATTTGCTACTTTTTTGCTGCTAAAAACATCAAAAAGTCCCATGATTTTCTCCTAATTCCGCACATTCTACCAATCTAATGACCTAAAGCCAAATGATTCCGTAACGAAAACATTATCTAAATGGCAGTGTAGCGCCATAATCATGGAAATGATACCGTCAACTTTGGCAGAAGGGTCTGCCTCATTTTTACGCACCTTCACATTTCCGTTGACATCAGTATAAACCTCGCAGTTTCCAAGCTGCCAACCCACAAATGGATTGCCATCGTGCTTTATGGCTTTCTTGAGAATAAGCTGTTCAGTGGTTTTAGAAGGATTGGAAAGTACCGCCATACCCTGCCAGAAGAGTCAATGGACTTTGTGCCAAACCACTAC